TTCAGTATAGGGGTTGACTAGCCCACTACTACCATCAGTACCAGCCAGTCCGAACCCAACCGGTGCGCTGGCTTTGGCTTTGCGTACGCGCCATTTGTAGCCAGCTCCAGCCAATACTGACCACGCCTGACCACTGTCTCCATATCCGACAGCTCCTGATGGCCTATTACCTTTGTTACCAAAGAATACTTTTACATCTGTGGTATTTAATATGGAATGAGCAATACCGTAATATGATGTATTAAATACTAGGTTTGATAGGAGAGCATCCGCATCTTTCCACCCTACGCCATCATATATCTGTACAGTTATGATGTCATCCGACTGAATAGGGTATTGAAATCTTACAGTGAAATCTGTCTGCCCATTGGCAGTAGTAGAATCCACGTTAATAATAGCTGCTCCAGCTGGTCCTGATACGGAGTTGGACACCGAGTTTGAGCCGTTAGCTGTAGTAGTACTGCCCGTATTATACGCGTACTCCACCTGCGCACCAGGCCCTAGATTCACCGTGCCTGAGCCGGACCATTCTGAGATGGGTATGCGTGCTTGTATTTTTACATTTAAGGTTGCCGAATCAGCGAACCCATAATAACTACTTCCCCAAGCAGCCATAGCACTAGATATAACTCTTATAGAATTAGTAGCCTCGCAATCTACAAAACCCATTAACTCAGTAGTACCGTTATATAAATAAGCTTCGCCAATTCTGCTATATACTGGGGCTTTTGTAGTATCAATATTATACCCGCCTGGAATAGTTATAAGGTAGCTACCACTACCATCGGTACCAGCGACAGTTTGCGACATGCTATATTGTATTTCCATGCTTGAGCCTACTCGTCTATATGCAGCAACCGTCGTATTAGTTCCAGGAGCACCGGTGGAATATGTCGGTGTAAACGTCTGCCACTCACTGATGGCCGCGCCTTGCGCGATGGTGCCTGGGCCAACGATGAAGCTATCGAAGTAGAGGTTGACTGCTGTTGCCGTAGTCACTGCCCAGTGGAATATCAAACGGTAACTAGTAGATGTAGTACTGTCGAAGGTTATGCTGTAATTACTCGCACCAACTTTAGGTAAACTAGTGCTGCTAGGCGTAATGAGAGTTGCATTCGTCACGTCATAGACGTACATAACAACATCTCCAGCTGTATAGTTGGAGTCGTTACTGTTCAGGTCAAAGCTAATTGACAACTTCTTAGACTTGTCAGGGGTCTTGATAGTGAAGTCATAGCTAAAACCTTCACCCTGACTGTTGGAAGCACTCTTAGCAACCTTGAAGTCGTAAGATCCACGCATAGGGCTTGAGCTGTTTGCGCTAAGTGTAAGGGTGGTTGGAGAACCTCCAGTACCGTCTACAGGGGTGGCTGCTGCGGCATCCTTGTAAGTAGCCCAACCAGTTGTTGCACCAGTCTCAAAATCAGGGTTGCTTATGTAGTTGATTAGACTTGTACCGCCTGCGCCTAACTCTGACTCAGTACCGTTACTATCCTTCTTGTATATCTTCTTATCGTTCTTAGCGTAGATAGCCACCTTACCCGATGCTGGGGTTGAGGGTGCTGAGGTCTCTGTAAACAGAGTATAGTCACTAAACGTAGGACTAGCTATAGACGGACTTGTGCCGAATACATTAGCCCCCGTGCCGGTTTCATCTGTGAGTGCCGCTGCGAGGTTAGCACTGGAAGGCGTGGCTAGGAATGTCGCAACGCCTGTACCTAATCCACTAACGCCCGTCGATATTGGAAGACCTGTGGCATTAGTTAAAGTTGCGCTGCTGGGTGTACCTAAAGCCGGTGTAACTAATGTTGGGCTGTTTGAAAATACTAATGATCCTGTACCCGTTTCATCAGTAACCGCTGAGGCCAGGTTAGCGCTGGAAGGGGTAGCTAAAAATGTCGCCACTCCAGCACCAAGGCCGCTTATACCAGTAGAGACTGGCAGACCGGTCGCGTTGGTTAAGGTAGCTGAACTAGGGGTACCTAATGCCGGTGTCACTAATGTAGGACTAGTAGCGAAGACTAGCGAACCCGAGCCGGTCTCGTCACTGATAACACCGGCTAATTGTGAGGAAGTAGTACTACCAAACTGAGCTAAGGTACCCGCTGTAGTGGCTCTAGTGTCAATATCTGATTGCAATTCATTAAGCGCGGCCTGTACGTCTGTAGCGGCTAGATTACCCGAGGCTACCGAGGATATGGCACTTGCGTCGTGTGCGTCTGTAGTATCTGCTAAATGATCACTAATCGCAGTGGCATTAGTATTTAGTTGTGTTTGGACGGCCGAAGTCACCCCTGACAAATAGGCTAATTCAGTAGAGGTAACAGAACTAGAAGCCAGTTTTTTGCTGCCGTTAGATACTACCGCTCTGTCCGCGGTAAGACTGGAGTCCGTGTAGCCTGCCGCGGTAACTTCGCCGCTGTCATTGATAGTAGCGCCGCTATTCTGTAGTTGCTCACCTAGTGTGCCGTCCCAGCGGACTATGGCGTTGTCTGTACTAGATCCAGGGCCCGTTGTTGTGCCGGGCAAACTCCCACTAGGAGGGGATTTAAATTCTGACATAGTATTCCCTCCTTATATAGTCTTGGCCATTACATGGGCGTTAAGGGTTCCAGTTCCTGATGTTCTATCATAAAATACCCTAATCTTTCTATAGGGGATTTGTGTCATGTTTAAAAGGTGGGTATCAGCCGACCCTGCAGCAGACGGAGTAGAATCGAAAGATAGGTTAGACCAATTTGTTCCATCAATAGTCCCCTGAACGTAGAATACTCCGGTGGGAGAGCCAGTAAAAATAAGTTGTATCCCCACATTATCACTGTAGGTTACATCTACTGGGTCAGAGGTTACGTCTGCCCCCATACTTTCATCAACAATTAAATGGTACGGTTTAATAATGTTCTTCAAAGCCATAAAAATCTCCTTGATAGGTGCGCCCTTGTTCGGGCTAGATTAAACAGGCGCATTCAACGCCTGAGTATCGGTTACGTTTGCCATTGCGACTTGAGGGGCTTTACTGCCTTCTGGACGTCCTGGTCTATTTGCGGGATAGTTCCCTTGCCATGCCATAATATCTGAGAAACTCTTGACTGGTGCCCCGGCTAGCGCACTTAAGCCAGCTAATTGCCAGCCGGATAAGGCGCCGTAGGGAGTGTCTATTAAATATTGGATTGTTGCTTGCATATATTCTAGGACAATGGCCATAACTAAGTCCGGGTATACTTCTCTAGCCGCCATTGCTTCTACTTCAGTAAGACACCCAGCATCTAAAAGATCAAACAAAATCATCGGATTATTTAATATGTCTGCCGCCCACAAAAACTTTAATTTTTCTGTATCTGACGCAGGTAATTCGTAAGCAAATAATCCTCCAGAAAGTTTTACCGCGGGTTGGTTTAAATTTAACCACCCCCTAATATCTAGATATTGTGCTACAAGTTCTAGTTGTAATTCTTCGTCCAACCCAGAAATATCGGGATTAGCGTCTAATGGGCTATCTAATGCTGCAATTAGTAAATCAAATTCTGGTAATGTATATTCTTTTTTAGGGGGTTGTTTAGGGGATCTCAAATTAACCCAAGCCTTGGCTCTTGCGGTTATTGTTTTTTCAATATTTTCCGCGTGTTTTATCATTGATTGGGTGACTTTGGGGCGCTTATTACCAAAAAAAGTTTTGAGTCCTAACTGGCTAAACAGGGCGTCATAATATAGCATTATTTACCCTCTTCAAAATAGAATTTGATGCCGCTATTTGAGATCGTCCTTGCAGTTCTTAAATAGCGTCGTCGCGCATCTCTAGATACTTGTAAGTCTTTATCTCGCGCTGCGCCGGATAAATTATCGCTACCAGGTTTAGGCAATATGACGCGCAATAAATTACCCTCTTCATTTGCGGCAATCGCGGCCCCTGTTTTTTCCCTTAATAACTCTTCCAAATACTGATTATTCATTCGGTCATATTCAGCTAAATCTGGATTAGCTGCTAAAATCGCCCGCAATTCTGGATCTGAATTCATTAATCCTTTTACACTGGAGTATAATTCTCCCCCCATACGTCCCGATGCAAAGAGTTCTAAATGGCGTTGTTTAGCCTTATAATAATCTGTATATGCTTGAGTATTAGTTATTTGTGCTTTATCTTCTAGTTGAGACAATATATGTTCGGCCTCTCCACCGGTCAAAACTAGCGCGTGTTTTTTAGATTGTTCAACGGACATAGGCTGCCCATTAACTTGATATGGCGCTTTAGGGTCTGCAACAACTCCAGTCACCCCTTTAATAAAGTCTGTACGAGTAGTACGTTGCAAAATATCTTTTTCTAATTCTGCCTGCTTTTGGGTTATATCCGCTTGAATTTTTGTCCTAGCGTCAATAATTTTTAATCGCTCATTCTCTGTTTTAACTTTTGATTCAAGAGAACCCAGCATTGCGTCAAGTTTATCACGTTGTGCGATATCTAACGCTTTTAACGAAGTGAATTGATTATTAATGACTTTTTGTGCGTCAACTGAATAGTTTTGAAGCAACGATAATTCACTTTCCACCTGTTTAAATTTTTGTTTTTGTAGTGAATCATGTTCTTCCATATTTTTCATTAAAAGGGCTAGTCCTATATTCTGACCGCCTATTTCCGCTTGTCCCCATGCCCCTAATCCGACACTTAATGCTAGCATTATTTTGTCTGCGGCAGATTTAGACCCCCAAAAAGTTTCGGGTTTCATGGAGGCTAACTCTTGACGTTTTTGTTCAATCTCATTCCGATAATATTGTCGTTCAGATTCTGCTTGTGAATATAATCTTTGTGCTTCCGCCGCTATTTTTTGTCCTTCTTCAGACCTTACTGCATCTAATTTAGCCTTATCATCTGCGATAGCAGTGATTTCATTAACGACTTTTTGAGCTGCGTCAGATTGTTCTTTTTTAATAGCGTCAATTTCTTTTATCCGCTTATTAAGTTCGGGAGATCTCTGATATGAGGTTGTCTGTTCCTCTCCAACTTTTTCGGTAAGTTGCACCGGAGCACGTTCGATAAACGTATTTTCTGCAGAGGTAGGGGTAATAGTACCTTCTAATTTAGTGGCCCCCGTAACGGGATCTAATATTGGATTAAAAGATGTCATTACCTGATTCGCTACAGGGGTTACTAATCCTTTTGGATTAACTGCCTCTTGTGCTAAAAAGTCGGGTATCAATGGTACTCCGCCAACGGCAGCATTAGGATTAATTTTTGTAGGCTCACCATATGGGGTTGTTACGGCCCCCATAGGGCCGGCAGTGGGCACTGCTTCTATTACTTGTTCATTAAGCGCCGGTAACTCTTCCGGCAATTGAGCTGCTAATTCATCAATCTTTTCGGCTTCTGCAGCAAACTCTGGATCGTCAAATATTGTCTTGTCGGCCATGGCTTATCTCCCGCGACGTGGGTTAAGTGCATAACTTGGTTTTTTAGTACTTGGTTGGGTCGGTTGGCGCCCGGTTAGCGCCATTCCTTGTCCTGCGTCATATTGTTGGGTATACCCAGAAGGAGATTCTGTTTTTACTGCGTTTGTTGCTGCCGCGGTTGCGGCTCCGGCTCCTGGGCCTCCGGCATACGTAGCGGCGGCAGTTGCGGCCATTGGCAATATAGTCTCTAGCAACCCCTTTGATTTAGATGATGGTCGCCCCATTCGAGCAGCTTCTATCTGTGCTTCTCTATTTAAAAATCCGCCGTAATACCCCGAAGTATCTTCTAATAGGCCGGATTGAATGCCTGCTTGAAGTGCTTGATTTTTGGCGATTAAGTCAGCGTTCGTTTGGGCTAAAGAGACGTCTTGTCCTCTAAGTTCTGTCATACCTTTTTGGCCTTGAGCCAGTAGGTTGGCAAGTGCCCCCTGAGCATCTTGCTGCTCCTTAAGTCGGGCCATACCAGACTCGGCAGCTAGGTTGCCCATTAGGTTAGTGGTGGCCAATGCTGCAGTACGTCCTGCAAGCGCTGGATTGGCTCCTGTAGCCGCTCTAATTGCCCCTAAGGACTTTTGTAGAGCAGTGTTTCCTGCCTGTTGGAACTGCATTTGCGCGAGGCTAGGACCCTCTCCCTTAGCGCGGGCCTCAAGATCTCCGACAAGGGCTTGTTGTTTTTGTGACCAAAATGGGTCAATTGCGGGAGCGGTTGCTTGTGCCGCTGGTTGTTGGGCTACTGATTGAAGAGCCTCTCTCCCCGTTTGGCGCTCTTTTTCATATTTCTCTAAGAAGTCTTTCTTTGCCGCCCCGGCCTTGTCTTGTTTGATTTTATTGGTAGCTTCTGTCGCACTTTTCATTGCTTTTGTCAATGACTTGTTCATCGATATCGGCATATATTACCTCACGTGTTGTTTGGTCCAGTATATTGTTTATATGTAGTATCTTTCACACCGATTTCCGCTGTAATACCTTGTAATGTAAAGCTAGACGCGGGATTAGACGCTTGTTCTGTATAAATGCGGATTTTAAACGCCTCGCATTTTTGTTTGGGGCTTGATAATTTAATAGTCCCATTGTTAGAGGTTAGTGTCGAACCCGCAAAATTCCAGGTATACACGGCAGTATCACTATAATCAGTATATAAATCAATTATATACGTTCGAGAAGATATAAATGCATTTTCAACTTTTAAAAGAATATTGTAAAGCCTTTGGTACCCCTGAATTGATCCCAGCCGTATCCATGGGGAGGTATAACTAGTAACATTCTCATATGTAGTGGTTGGATAGTATAGAAAACTTTCCGCCACCATTAACAATTGGTCATTTGCGGAAGAAATGTGTGTCGCTGCGTCATTCGTTCCCGCCAATCTCGCTGCCCGATACCACTCATTATGAACATAATCATACGTCCATAAAATATTATATTGGTCGACGGTATTGGGGTCTATCGCAGTATCCAGATCTTCAAACAAGAAAGATACTTCTCCTTGCTCGCTATCTATGTGGTGCCCTAATACCGTTCTGGCCCGGTCCTCAAATGGCCCATCACCAATATATACTAGTTCTTGGTTACGCAGGATTAAATAAAACCCCTTTTCTGAATGGAATACTATCCCTTTAGGGGTTAGTACTAAACTATGGGGGTCTCTGCACCCTACCCCGTTAAATCGAATTTCCGGATTGCTTAATGTACTATTTTCACCAGTTGCACCCGCGGGATCCCCATAGATAGTAAACACTTGGTTTTTTGTAAACGCGTATAAGACGCCATCCATTGAGATAATTGCGGTTAGGTCTGATTCGGCTTGGGGGATACTGATATTTAACCCTATCCTAAACGTTGGGAACTCGCCATCTTGGATAGGTCCGGTATACCATATTTCTCGAGAATTGTCTGCCGGCAAAATTGCAATCCGAGATTTCCACATACAAGATGCTCGAGGACTGGGTGCTATTGCAGCAGGGAGCTCTCCACTACTAGATGCTAAAGGACGAGAAGTATCTACGTTATTATCTGGGTCGATATCTTTATACGTATCACTTGGCAGCATAGATTGATCAAAATATAAAATAGACCCGTTTAATTCCGTTCGATAAATATTAGTTATACTTTTATTAGTACTATCTGGATAATACATTAATAAAGAATGACTAGAATTATTTTCCATTCGTATGCGTTCATAATTTACATTTTTATCCACCCATTGAATAGGAGCGGATTCTACTCGACGCCTATTACCATAACTATCCGTCCATATGCGCTCATACACAATAATACAAGTATCGTTTAATACTATTGCTCCAGAAGCATTTGATACGCTATAGATTAATGGGGTTTGGTTGGGCCATAATTGGCCGGGAGTGATGCCGTTACCATCAACCCCATACACATTATTAGTTATTAATACTTTGGACGTGCCTACATTATACCCCCGCATTTGGGGTTGTTGTGTGGTGTCGTATATAAACACACATGCAGCGGAGTAATATAGTTGATGTATATAATTAGCGTCTATACCCCCTGGGTCATACGTCGAGGAGGATCGAAACTCTGCCAGTTTTAAAGAGGGTATAAAAAACCTGCCGCCGGAAATAACAATACGAGTACCAGAGGGTAGTTGATATATATTCGATAGCGCCTGGAGGGACAACGGCAAATATGCATCATTAGCAGACCATGCCGTTATAAAAGCGCAATCATTCGCCCCAGCGGTTGTGGGACGTGCCGTTGCGGTATTTAAAAAACAAATCAAGGCGCTTGTCTGATAAGAATTTGTGGCGATGTCTACGCATGAAGCATAGAGCGCGCCATTATGTACAAACGGTTTACTAGTAATCAAAAAGTTGTGTTTCGCCGTACTATTTAGATGTGCTGTTGGGGACCCCGTGTAATTAACTTCCCAAGTATTAACATATGTATAAATATTCCATAATGATGAAGTAGCCAATGATTCACTTGGCATATTACCCACAAGAGCATAAACACTATCTGTGGTTGATGAGAGTGCGAACCCAATGCTAGCTACTACAGATGCCGCATCTACACTGGCAGATGTGGTTAATGTTTTTGTGGCCTGTAATGTTAAACTTGTGTTATAATATTTAGCCTCATGAGAGGAGGTACCGGCGTATAACGCGCCTATCAATATATAATTAGTAGTGCGAATAATATCTAATGATACTACTGTAGAAGTAGATACTGATACTGGAGTTATCGCGGCGCTTACGGTTGATCCAGATATTGTGTATTTTGATACATATGTATTTGGTCCAGTTACGTAATAAGTTATCCACCATGCGGTGTCCGTACTAGAATATACTACTGCTAGTTTTTGTAAGTTGCTGACTGAGGGCACTGTTAGGGTAGTAACCACATTTGCAGTAGTTATCCGGATAGCGGCCAACGCGGCGCTGGCATTTCTATACCATATATAAACCCCATCAGCTCCGGAAGTTAATTCATAAAAAAGAAACGTGCTCCCGGCACTAACTAAGGTAGTGGCCCCACCACTTAATTTTTCGCCATCTAGTGTCATCCATTGCCAACCAATTCCGTATCCATTAGTACTATCTTGAATTCGCCATGTAATACAAACATAGTTACCAAAAACAACTGATGATGTTTGATCAATATTTATATTTTGCTTGGCTCCTAGTAAAACTCGTTTCCCTACTCCTGGTACTGAGACTATCTGGGCGGATTCACTGCTATATTCATTTGTTAGTGTCTCAATCATACTTGTAGTATTTAAATAAATTTTATCATCGAGTTCTGTGGCCATTAGAGGGGTACCATACGGAGTTAATGCCGCAGATGTTAGTGCATTAATGGTTGATAAATCCCCGGGACTAGTAAACTGCATATTTACGATGTCCGTGTTCTTTTGGGCCCCTGGACCCCCTTCTCCTGACCGGGTGTCCACCCCAGCGGCAAGGGGAAAGTCTACCAATTGTTTATTCAATGCCATGTATCACCTCAAAATATATAAAGGTCCACTGTTGTTGATGAGCTGGCAATTAGAGTTAAAAATTTAGTTGTATCCGATTGGGTTGTTTCATACGGAACAACTGAACTTGTGCGACTTGTAACCATCCATCCCCGCCAAGCTCTCCCTAATTTGTGGGTAATTTCTGTGGCGGTGGTCCCGATTGTGACGTCTTTTAAAATAATGTAATCTAATAAGGGGTTTAACTCTAATTGTCTAGCGAATTCAGCCATTGCGTTTATAACGGCTTGTAACTCTGGGTCTTTTTGACTAATTCGTTTAAACCCTTTAATCATTAGAGAGGTCTCCCCACAGGTTTAAATTAGCTAAATTAGTAATCCTTTCGGGCTGATCCGAGTTTCTATTAGTTGACATAAGGATAATACGCTGAGCTAATTCAGCTTTTTGGGCTGAAAGATCCCTAACATCTTGTTCTTGTTTGACAAGGGCCTTAATAGCCGCGTATAGCACTATATACTCCTCCCATCCAAACTTACTGAACGTAGTCGAGATTGAGTCCCCTCCAGCAGATAATTCAGTTACTGAGGGTACATACCATACTCTATACGTTCCAGGGGCCTTGTCCGCTGGTGTTACATGCAGCGAATCAAGTATAACCCTATATCGGCGGGTAGGGTCATTTCCTTGAGAGGAATGTAGAAATTCTACCGATCTATTTCTGTCTTGAAAGCTAAATAAGGGTACATTTATATAGTTATCTGAGGATAGTTGATAGTCAACTCCCCGTAATTTATAGAAAGTAGAGGGAAGACTTGCTGAACTATTGCCCGCGGTTATAGTGGCTGTGGTGGACGTAGTAAAATAATCTTCATTGGCGGCTACAACAATATCATATAGTTCTTTAAGTCCGCCGTTAATCCATGTTGTCCATTCAGTTGATGATACAAATGCGCTATCTACTAAATCCGCAACTTGTTTTGCGCGATCTGTTAAATTAGTTAAAGTGACTGCCATATTTACTCCATGTTAAAATGGGGGCAAGGGATAACCCTCACCCCCGAAAATTACTCTTCGCTTTCAGTTTCTTCGCTCTCTAACAGAGCCAAAATGTTGCGAAGACTCATCACTACGGCCTTAGCATCATTTGCTTGAATGCCGGAGAGGAGGCGTGCAGCCGCAGCCTCTAGACCAGATTGCAGATGTTCTTTCATATCGAACTCTGGGGGCCCTGGTTCGCCCATTTTTTGTACAAAGCCTGGCTTCCCGATTAAAGAACCGGGCTTAGGCTTCCATGAGAGCATCATAGACGCTCCTTAAACTGAAGTGTTCTTCAGACAGAAAGTTAAATATAAAGTAGCGCCGTTATCCGGGTCTGTTGCTGCCAGCGTAGTTGTGCTTGAGTTGGTAGCGGCCAAAGTCCAAAAATCTATTGTCTTCGCGCCATCAACATCTTCGGCCTTAATCTGTACTTTATTATGTTGGCTTATACTAGAGTGTAGTATAACTGCCTCTACACCAATCAAACTTGTATATTTGTTGGATAGAGTTAACTGATATAGTCCTGCACTAGTCCTGGTCACAGAAGCGACTCCGAGGCTAGCGGCAGCATTAAGGGTGGGGGCGCCAGATGCACCGATTGCTATTTTTGCATGAACCATTTTAAGTTCACGTTGGCGGGATTGAGTAGTCCAAAACATTGCATTTGCCATTTAAATTCTCCACGGGGTTCACCACCCCAACAGCTAAAGAGGGGGCCGTAACCCCCTCAAGTTAATTAAAGAGTAACTCGGATGTTAAATCCAGGAGCTCTACAGCCAACTTGGCCGTAGAAGCCGTAACGAACTTCAACGCCGTCACTAGAAGCTTGGCGAAGCATTTGAAGACCGTCAGTGTCGATTACGCGGATAGCTTTTCCAAGGGTGTAAAGCTTCCAAGTATTCAACTGAAGACCCCATGCAACGTCAGACTGACAGTTCTGGTCAGGAACAACATTGATTGGGCCGCGTGGTCCGTTGATCTGGATACCGCGGAAACCAACTTCTGCAGTAGCTTTCAAGTCAACGTATTGAACTTTAGCGCCAAGGGCCTTTTGAAGTTCACTGTAGGTTTCATAGTTAACGAAATAGTGATCAATTTTAGCACCTTCACGAGCAGCGCGTGCAGCGCCTTCGATCAATGCTTCTTCGATTGGAAGAGCAGAGCCGTCATAGCGGTTACCGCCCAAACGGACAGTATCAGCAGTACGGTCAACGCCGAAGAAAGAAGTAGCACCAGGAGCAGAGGTTGGACACCATGCTTCAAGACCACTTACTTTGGCGCCGCGGTCACCGTTAACGAATAAGTAGTCGTTAGCAGCGATAGTACCAGAAGAGGTATAAGTCTCATCCAAAGTGATGGTACCGGCAGAACGGTCAACAGCAGTAATAAGCGCCGTAGAAACACCAGTATCGTAAAGACGAGAAGATCCACCGCTTTCAGCAGAATGGATAACGATTTGCTGACCGACTTCGAAGTTAGTCACATCGTTAGCTTCTTTAAGGGTAATTACAGTATCAGAAGCTTCAGCAGGTTCTGCGTTAACTTGGCCGATAGCGCCGCTACCAGAGCGGTACATAGCGATTGCAAGTGAACGTGTAAGTGCGTTAATTGCGCCATCAATCTCTGTAGTCGCCGCTTCCATAAAGGCGTTGGCGTTGCCTTTGCTGGCTTCCAACGTCTCGTTGTCTATCGTAGCAACTGCGTAGTCTTTTACGCGAGTAAGAACAAAGTCTTCAACCTTAGAAGACGATGATGCCCCACGAGTTTGAGCGGTCGAGAAAGTAGCCGACCGACCTTGTGGGTTACCATACAAAATTGGTATAGGAAGGTTTTTTCCGCCGAACGACTCCATTTTTGGCATAAGTGCCAGTAATGGATTGTCTTTGTAGGTGAGGTTCATCACCATATCATCTGTATAGTGTGCTTTCAACGCTGAATCAAAACTGGTCATATCTAAAGCCATTTAAATCTCCTTTATTTCCATTTAATTAATTTAGCAGCTTCGGCAAGGGACTCTTCATATGATAATTTTCTAGGTACGGATCCATGAGGACTTGATACAGAACTTCCAGTCAATGTCGGGCTTGGCTCTTTTGGACTTTCTTTTTGCTGAAATAATGAACTGATCTTTTTTGTTCCTGTGACCTTTTGTACCTGATCATATAAAAACTTTTCAACTTGCTCGGCAGCGGTTTTGGGATCAAGCTCTTCTTGATGTTCCCTATAATGATCTACCATCAAATCAAAAACCATATCAGTACTGTCAAATGCGTTTATTAGCTCATACGCGTCTTTATCTGAAGTGACAAGTGTTTTGATATCATTCTTGATCTGGGAAGTAGCCTTTTCTCTATTTTCGCTTTCGCGTTCTTGGCGTAGCGCCTCAATCTCTTTCTTTAGACTTGAATAATGTTCGTCTTGTGGGTTGGCGGGATCTGGTAACTCCTCTGGACTAGCGCCTAATAACTCGCGTAGTTTATTTCGGTCTGATTTCCAGTAGTTTACAATATCATCTTTTTTGAGATACCCTTGTTGATCCTTTTTAAAGCTCTCCATCTTTTGTTGTAACTCGCGCTCTCTCCGAGCGATAGCTACAAGCCTAGAGTCTAATTGTGGGTCCGCAGCAGGGGCTGCAGCAGGTTGGGCCGCGGGGGCCTGTGGTGCTTGAGATTGATTATCGGCGCTCATGTATTAACTCCTATTGTGGCGCGAAAGGCAATAAATCCGACTGTGGTCTAGTTTCAGGTGTCGCTAAAGGCGCTCCGGTTACATCCACAGGCGGGGCAGGAAGCATAGACTTAACTACTTCTGCCCATCTTGTTAACATGTCAATATTTTCATCACTAACATTATTGAGGCGGGCCTCTATAATTCGTTTCTGAGCAGTTATACGGGCCTCTTCAAGATCCATTTCCGGCTCAGGACTCATCCAGACACCTTTATCAAGAATGCTGTCTATCATCTTATTAGTCAAGTCAGTACTTGACAAATTCTTATTCATTGTAGACGCTAAGTCAGGGAAGTCAACTAATTTACGCCCCTCTTCCATAGATAACCAACCGGCTTGTACCAGTTCTTGGACCTTTTGCAAGCGTCCTGCAGGTTGTGTAGGAAGAATATTGGCGGCAAAACACCTAAGTACATAAAGATCTTTCTTCATGTCGACCTCTGACCACTGAATAGAGTCCATAAACCCTTTTCCAGCTACCTTAACTTTTGCGTTAATCTTTTGATCTTTATACATATCCCCAGTCATATCAACACAAATCTCAGCACACTTTAAGAAAAACTCTTCCCAACGTTGACCAACTACTTGGAATCTTTCGGACTCGATATCTTGGTATTCTCTAAGTGCCACAGCTGACTCAAGCCCGGCTGGTTTCTGAGAAGTTGCAGAAAGTTGGCTAATTCCTGTCTGCTCATAAGCTGAATTAATGAGCCAGCGTAAATGTTCGTAGATCTCAGATGACATCGCGGATGGTGTATAAAATTTGGGTTCTGTACCAGTATACTTGACCACCGACCCGATTTCGTTATTGATATGGGACGCAGACACAACCGAACCGTTCGCGATCCACACCCGGGGCACCGCCACAAGGTGTTGGGCAAGTTGAATATTTCGAAGTAATCTGTTGATTTCAAGTTGAGTTCCGTACAATTCTTCGGCGAGGCCCATACCCCAGAACCCAGCGACCCTAGGAGTCCAGTGCCAGAAAACAAAGGGGAAGTAGTCTTTTTTGTATTCTTCGGAGAAAAGGGTAGCCGTCTCAATATTGATTGTATGGAGGCCATCACCCGCATCTTCACCCGATGGTATATGCCAGCTTTCATATACTTTTACCAAATCAGGGGTTGTTGTTTGGCCCGGTAGCGTTGTAAAAGCTAGTGGGGCGGCCAATATAGCATCTTTATGTTTTGGGAATTGTTCAATTAATACATCACGGTTTATATATTTACGTTGGTGTAATTGGCGGGGACAACCGTAAATTGCCTCTCCGTCATCGACAAAGAGCTCATCACAAAGAACTTTTTCACAATTCACGATACCTTTAGCCGAGTCAACGTAAAACTTAAGAGCTCCGGTTCCGAATATCCCACCATCTCTAAATACTGCAGCGGCCTTAGTATACAAATTCATCGCATCAAACGCCCCGTCTGTAAACTGGGTAAGGCGCTTGGCCCGTGTTTGCTGTTTATAATTACCGTCATCCGTCAAAAAGAGCGGACGAGGGCGCGATTTGCCGATCTTAGATGTAGCAGTATCAATACAAGATTTTACTACGTTAACTGCAGGAGCGTCTTTTAGACCAATCATGCTCATCGCACTAGTATTGACACCGTTAAAGAACCCCATAGGATTCTGATTTTGGTATAGCCTAGCGAATTGAAGCCATTGAAGACGGCGGTTAGATTGATTTTGTTCTAGATTTCTAAGGTACCCAAAAATGTGTTTAAACACGTCGGCGGGCTTTTCTTTCCACCAACGCGGGTTACCTGATTGTTCTATCGCGGTTTTGTTATAATAAATAACAGGAATATCTGCCATTTAAGACCTCAAAGATTGGTTGTTTCTATAAATAATAGGGCGTCTAAATCTTGAGGCCGTTCTATAATCGTCGGCTTGACCTCAGGCGCAGGCGCTAATTCTGGTTGTACCGGAGTAGCGAATTTGACGGTATACTCTACGGTTGATATCTCAATGGCTCCACGTTTACGGAGCTCATCCACTAAGGTTAAAAATCCATCCATTCTATATCTCCTTGTTTTACTTTCTCAATTTGATCGCCTTGCTCACTCCACCACTTATCTACAATTCCCTCTTCAGTAAGCGCTGCGGGCTTTGTTGTCGCAGTGTAATTATAAGACCAACGCCACATATATAGGGCGGCGTCAGCGGCGTGGTTTTCACATTTAGCGTGTTCTACCCAATTATTTTTCTTGCGTTGATTATCATCCCATACTAGATTGGACCATTCGTCGATCAGCGCGTCGCAACCAGGCAGCAATTTAATCTTTCCTACCTGCAAATCAGTATTCATTTGTTCAATAAAATCTCGCTTATGGGACTTCTCAGTACATATAATAGGCAGTTGATATCTGGCCTTGATCTCTTCGACCGCCTGTTTAGCGGCACCGTCAATCACGACTTGCCCGATATTGTATCTATTTAACAAATTATTTATTGTTTCCGCCACATCAGTTAGAAGCATTTTGCGCTCTTTTATAACGAGGCGGATATATAGATTGGGGTCATAAAATGAGTAGGCCCCCAACACAAATGCTGTGGCGTCTTCGTATCCTAAATCGACCCCCAATACATGGTGGTATATGTGATCTAATGGAAGTGTCGGGGCCGAGTTTTTAACCGGATTGTATTTGTATACAAGAGCCGACAAGTCCACGCACCACTCGCCCAGATAATGTTGCTTAAACCTTGGTGTCGTTTCTATGCCGGGCTGGTTAGTTGCTAGAAACGATATCTCCTCTTCCCACTGTTCTTTCATGTGGGGGTTATCATAGGCGGTCCATTTATGTGTAGACCAACCCGCCTCTTTACCTGTAGTTATATCAAAAAAGAGGGAGTTTGTGTAGTTAGACGGCGTTCCTATCATAGCTATGGTGCCCCGATAGTCGGCCACGGCGGGCTTTAGGATCCCGTACACAAGTTCTCTAAGGTCGATATTTGTATACATTGACGATTCGTCTATAATAACCAATTTAAATTTCTGGCCGAGCAATTTCAGCATCTCGGCTTCGTCCGAGTCCGCACCGACAAGGTATAAGACGGATCCGTTGGGGAAGTTCATCGAAAGTTCTGTTTTGTTAAAAGTCGCTCCGAGCTTATAGTTTCTATTTATGACGCTCAGAACGTCTTTAATATATATTTTCTTAATTGAGTCGCGCGTCAAACCGATAATCACTACGGAGACATTCGGAGTCTCGACACAAGTCTTACAGGCGTATTCTCCCATGCCGTAAGATTTACCGGCTCGACGCGTACACAAGGCGGCCTTTAAACGGGCCCCATCTTCAATAAAGTCTGATTGTTGTTTAAAGCTGGTTTTCAACCATGGAATTTGGTTTGATTTTCTTCGCTGTTTTTCTCGTAGTATCGCCTGTATTTGGCTGTGGTTCATTTACAACCTCTAATGGTATATACCAACAGGTATTAAATAACGTCGCATGCGTCTTTTTGCCGGTATGTCGATTTTTTATGACAATTTCGACTTGTTGTAGCGAAATTTCATAATGCTCATCTCGTACCGTTGTTGATAGTGGCGACCGCTTATCCGCCTGTGAGATTGGTAGTGGAATCGGTTGAAAAAAACAAACGCTTTCGAGTCTCATATTTCCCCCTGATACGGGTTATATAGATGGCGAAATTTGGCTGACAATTCTGGCCAACCCGGGCAACTATAGGATGCTTCAATAGTCTTTTTATATAGTTGTGGGTGCATCGCCTCGATTAACTTCCTGCCGTACCCCATTTTGCGATACGGGAATTTCATATAAATAAAATGTGTTACTTTGTCCGGGGTTCCAATTATATATCCAAATAAATGATCGGGGTGCTCAGAATTACACAACACCAATGTTTTAGATGACCTTAGAAGTTGTTGTAATACTTTCGTTTGTTCTGGGAAATAGAGCTCATTGACAATATTTTCAAATCTTTTGTTCGATCTTTGGGACCGAAGGAAAGAATTTAGTATAAAATTTAAGTCGGCGCGGTCGGCCTTTCTTACAATCGCTTGCATGTATTTCTCTCCTATCCGTGTACTCGGTAAACGACTCTAAATGACTGAAGGGCCGATTCCATCGCAACTGCTATACTTTCTTCTACCGGGGAGCTCAGTTTTTCTGATATCCCAGATACCCCTAGTATTGCATGCATGATTTCATGGATCAAAACCCGACGAAGTTGCTCTAATGGTAGGGAGTTATCTAGATGTATCTCTCTACGACTTGTATATACAACCCCTTCACAGTTTTCTTCCATTTCGTCTGGGGGGAGGTATTTGATTTTAAATTTCTGGCCCAATACTTTAACTGACCTTGGTCTTGTTCGTTTAACACTCATTTTATCTCCTAGTCTTCTAAATTTGTCTCCTGGTACTGTTCTGCTTGCTTGGCTATCGCGTCTAGTTCTTCATCTGTCATTGCTGCCGGATTAAACCCTCTGAGGGCGTCTCTTTGGTCTTTGGCAAGTACGGCCAACGTTTTTGCATAGTTTTGTATTATGATGGCGCTGACGGCGGCGACCTGTGGTTGTTCTAGTAATTGTGAGAGGTGTCGATCAATTAGCTCGAGAGCCTTCTGTTGTAATTTACTAGCATCATAATATGTACTCATACAATATCCTATATATTATACTATATTATATATTAACAAATTCTTAGATTTTGTATTGTATTACTTATTATATATATTAACAATATCTAGATTTTGTATTATATTATTAAGATCTTATTCTTTATCTCAGATCTCGGTTTCGTCGAACCCTCGATAAAACCAATAGAGGGTAATCCACCCCAATCGTGTTTAACGTGTTGGAATGATTGGGTTATTCAGTTTTCGAAGCGAAATCGTGATAAGTACCTGTGTAACTACTTGGTTTCCTTTATAAAATTGACTCCAAATCTCACTGCAGTTAGAAAAAGTTCCATAATCCTCACAAAATAGGGAAAATTCCTCCTCCCGTTGGATACGACCACCCCAATATAGCGTAAAATTAATTTAGATTAAAGAAAATTAATTTCTTGCCGATAACCATACTAGAGGTTATCCTCCTCCCGTTGGATACGACCACCCCAATATAAGGCAGGAAAAAATGCAGTGGACTGAAGAAAAATTAAAAGACCTGGCAGCGAGGGCACTTACGCGATTTCCATACCCCCTTGGCCCGACACGCCGCAATTTAATCACAAAGTCCAGGTACCGGCCAAAGTCGCAAGATAAGGCAGCATGGCGACAATACCATATAGGATTAAGGGCTTATATAGTTTTATTTGACACTATGTTGACGGGTTGTAGACATAGTGCACAATGGCTACTTCCAGACGACCCCGAAAAGGCGCATCGTATATATCGAGAATTACGACAAAATCAATACGAATACAATAATGATATTGTTAATGACCCCGATTGGGATCTGCGCGACGCAGAGAGACACCCAAACTACTCCCCTCTTGATATTTCCGTCGAATTTCCTGATGACGTTGACGTGGCAAAGCAGAGATATAAAAAATTAAATATGCCTATTGATGTGCGATTATCAGAAGAGGATCGCCCACCTGCACCGGTAAAACGGCTAACCGCCGAAGAATATTATAAAATAAAAAAATTAGAACAAGAGGCTAAAGAAAAATCACAAAATACCGATAAGGTTTAGGTATACGGTGATAACGCCGGTATAGGAATTTAACTTATGAAACGGAGAGATGTTGTGGATTTTATTAATGATTTAATTAGCGGGACGCGCCCCTTAGTTAAGCCGATCGAGTTGCCCCTCCCACAAGTGCGACTACCGAGCTATGACGGCCCCTATTGGGGTCCAGTTAAGCAATTAACGCCTGAGGAGTATTTTAAGGCTAAGGAACAAGAAAAAGCGCAGGCGGCGGCAAAGGTATTGCCCGCTAAATAAAATGGCTCAAACGCTCGATTTAGGGCCTTAAAATGGAATTATCACGCATGATAGGAAAGAGACGATTAAGCCCATCAAAAGCCGCCTGGGTTGTGGGCGACAAGGTAGATACGAACTACCCAAAGTCCTGTCTAAGATATACCGTCTGGGAACGTCGATTCAGTAAAGATAATGAGATTGACCCGGTATATACGGCGCTAGGCGCCATCGATGAGACGCGATACGCCACAAAATTAGCCCGGGATAAGATCCCGTTTCGTAGAGAGGTGGAAATCACACACCCAATTGGAAGCACTGGGATAAATATAGAAGGCCGGATAGATTTTTATATTTCTACCGAACCGCCTCGATTAGTCGAAAAAAAGTCAGTAATATCAGTATCTAGAACTAAAAAAATAATACAAGATGGTACTATAGACCCCGCTCATCTTGCTCAGCTGTTAACATATATGGCAGTGTCCAAAATACCAACCGGTAGTATCGTAATAACTTCCTGGGGCTGGGACGAAGATATAGACGCATTAGTGGTTACCGGGGAAAGGGAGTTTTTAATAGAACTAACTCCACAAGGCGAAATAAGGGTTGACAATACCCCATATCCAGCGCATATTAAACAATTGCAGGCATGGTTTCATTCAGCCGCCACTGCGATGAACAACGCCGAGACCCAACTACCTGCGCGCCCGATGTTTAAACAGGGTTGGAACAATCCTTGCAATAAGTGCCCATTGAATGCAGCCTGCGAACAATATGATAAACATCAAAACGCTAAAGTTTTTTGGCAAGAAACCGAAATATTAGAACCTGAGCCGGGCCCCAAAGCACAGATCCCGGAACCTAAACGAAAGAAAGGAAAACGACATGACAATCAAGTTTCAAACAGCGTCAACCCCAACAATGACTCCGGAAGAATTTCAAGCAAAGAAAACCTCTTCGGGCGGCAAATTCATTCGCGAGCCGGGGACCTATTCACTGATAGTGACGGGGATTGAATCAAAAGGACCAAACCAATTTGATAATGACTGGTATGACTTTGTGATGCAGCTAGAGAATTCGGACGGCCAATCCACTTCTCACTATATTACAATCCCAACTACCGCGCAAAAATCATTTATGTTTGGATCAAAAAAGTCTTTGGCTGAATACGCCAAACTTGAAAAACTCTTATTGGGATTTGGTATTAAATTAGAATATAGTAATGCTATCACTCAAATCGCCACATTATTTAGTGACGCTGCAGCCAACTTTGTCGGCAAACAAGTCTCTATGCGCTTAGGGTACAACTCTAATCACCTCAAGTTTATTGGTAAGAACGGAGAAGTTTCCGAGTATAAGATCCTAGATAAAAAAGGTGATGAAGTTACCCCCCTAGTGTTTGCTGGTTTTGAGGCCGGGGAACAGTACGCCAAAGAAAATAATATTAAGTTACAAGCGTTCATCCGAGTACAAGAAGTTGTACCATCAACGGTAGCCACAATTTCATTGGCCGCTAACGATACTAGTTTACCTTTCTAATTAACGGGGGAGCGATCCCCCATTTCTGAGGTTAAAATGTACTACGTAGAATATGCATTAGAACCTTATAAACGCTCCGGAGTAATGATCCCTGTTTCCGCCCTACCGGCGCTATATGAACGCCCAGACGCAGGATATTGCTCTTATTATTGGTTTAACAAGGAATCCGCCGATGCAATCCGATCAGCACGAAAGTCTGTGGGACTTTCTAGTTATCCTGTTTATACTAGGTACCTTGTATTGGATATTGACCGCGAACATGACATAAATCAAGCCCTACGCGATATGGAACAATATTCATTAGAACTACAGGCCGAAAATATTAAACACTCTGTGTGGGTGTCAGGAGGTAAAGGGTTTCATGTGTATATCTCTTGCGAAGCTATGGAAGGACTTCATGTCCCTTTCTCCCAGCTTGAATGGGTCCGAGCGCGTAATTGGAACGTGGACAAATCTCTCTATCAACACGGAAGGCTTCTTAGTAATCCCGGACGGAAGTCAAAGAAAACTGGAATACGGAAACATAAGATTCGCGAGTTTGACGGACAACTCTTGCGAGTGCCCGCAGTGCAACCCCCCGAGCGAGAAACCAAAAATCTCGAAATTACAGACGCTGATAAATTACGTCTCGCGTTTTTCCGCCTCCAAAAGATTCTTGAAAGTGATCCTGATAGTCGACATACTACTATTTGGAGCACTGCTATGTTATGTGCAGCAGCTGGGTTAAATCAAGATCTGACAACACAACTAATACAAGTGGTAAACAACCAATGGACAAACCCAAAAGACCAAGAAGGACTCCTGCGAGCAATCCAGCAGGCGTATTCCCAGATATCCCCGTAGGAGTAACAGAAAGTTCTGCATGGACTTACTCATATTTTAGGGGGCTGATTAGAGGTGCACTGCGTAGAATATATTTTAGATGGCCTGGACGCACCGCTGCATTGGCTAGAGTAAGAGTAGAGGTACCCGCAGTAACCGCTAAAGGTATTCCGAAGAAAAGGCCCGAAGTCTGGTATAAATGCGAAATGTGCAGTGCGCTAGGAAAGGCACAAGTTAGTAAGAAAAACCCAAAAGGTTATTTGAGAGTTTGGGTTGATCATGACCCCCCACTAGTACCACTGGACCGACCGTATTTACCTTGGTCTGAGTATGTGGAACGACTTTTTTGCACCGCAGATAAATTAAGGATATTATGTGATAACTGCCACTACACAGTCACCCAGGAACAAAACGCTCAGCGTAGGGAGTATAGACGTGCTGCTAGACGGCAAGAAACCGGCGAAACAGAACCAAATCCAACTGATTCAACAGATTCAGGTGGCACTGAGTAAGTACGATGTAGTCGGGGTTAATGCCCCTCCTGGCTGGGGTAAAACATACATATCTAGAGCGATTCAATTACAACAACCTAGATGCGACATTATTGTTTCTAGTAATCACTTAATGGACCAAATGACCCGCGACTATCCTGAATTGGCCGCGGCTAAAGGAAAAGCAAATTATGAGACCGCAAAAGACTACCAGACTGCCAGACGTGTTGCCGGGACGGCGGCGCATGCAATATTTAATCCTATGTCTGCTTTATTCACCGTCCCCCGAGAAGGCCGCAAAGTTGCCCTTACCATCATCGATGAGGCGCATACTCTTAGCGAAGTTTTGCGAAATGCGGCTACCAATACTTTCGATACCAATAAAGCGGGTATCCCGGCGACATGTAGAACCGAATATGATTTAGTCACGTGGGCCAAGGACAGATTTAAATTACTACAGCAAAAATTTATTGCTGGAGAACTAAGTCCTGCCATGGTCAATCAATTTGAACAAGTTGGTATGATTTATTACTCAGTTATTGGTCAAGAAATGCGGTCAATTTTTAAAATTAGTAGGGGCGGTAGAGTTGTACGTGGGAGATCTGTGGAGACATTATCTGTAACAGCGCTAGAATGCCCGCAAGGCATATTAAATCGGTTGTACGGCGATGGTAAGGTATTATTACTATCTGGGTCTCTTACACGTTCTGAAACAGAACTACTCGCAGCAGGTCGGTCATTTACATGGTTATCAGTACCTTATTTGGCCCCGCCGGAGAATAGACCGGTATACATTAGATCGGTCCCACGGGAATTGCGACGAGACATCCCCACGTTGGCCAATATGATACGTACAATTTATATTGAAAATAGTATGGCACCTACGCTAGTACATGCTACCTACGCAGATCAAACTTTATTGGCGCAAGCCCTTGCTGATCTGACACCGATAACTAACTCCCCGACCACTAAATTAAAGGCCGAAAAGAAATTTAAGGCTGATGGTGGGATTTGGATCGCCGCAGGGTGCTCCGAGGGGGTTGATTTACCCTATGATGACTGTGAGGTGGTAATATTACCCACCCTCCAATTTCCAAATAAAGGAGATTTATATGTCCAAAAAAGGTTGGGCCAGCCTGGGGGAGCTCGCTGGTATGCTATCAAAACGTTGGAAAACACTGTACAACGACTTGGTAGAGGTATGCGAGGTCATGATGACTATTGTAAACATTTTATTATCGATCCCTATTTCCCGCAACTCTGGGCAGAATACAAACAAGAATTTGAACCACTCAACGTCGTCTGGGGACAAGAATGAAAATCAAGTTTAATTTTTTAAATAAAGTAATTTTATTCATTTCTGACATGCATTTGCCATATCACCATAAAGACGCGCTTAAGTTTTTGAAAAAGCTCAAGGCGATATATAAACCGGACCTGGTAATTAGTGTCGGAGATTTAGGAGACTTTCACAATATAAGCTTTCATAAGTCGGACCCTATGCTGCCCAATGCTAACGAAGAACTAGAGGCGCTTCAAAAGTATTCAAGAGAGTTAGAGTCAATATTCCCTGAAATGTATATCACGTTAGGGAATCACGATCAGCTTCCAACAAGGAGGCTATTTGATCAAGGAATCCCGTCTTCCTTCTTGAAACCGTATAATGATATTTACGGGGTTGGTAAGGGGTGGAAGTTCGTGGATGATTTGGTTATACAGGATAAAAATGAGATTCTATATGTCGCGCATGGAATTGTGAAAGACGGTAAGAAATTGGCGGCGCAACGAGGAGTACACGTTGTTCAGGGCCACTATCACACCGAAGGTCGTATTGATTATATTAGTAATCCTAGGAATCTTTTGTGGTCTATGCAAGTGGGGTGTTTAATAGATAAGCAGGCGCTGGCATTCGCGTATGATAAGCTCAATCTTAACCGCCCCATTATTGGAACCGGTCTTTGCGTTCGAGGCAAACCCCTACTAGTCCCTATGCCGCTTAACGACAAAAGCCGATGGACAGGAAAACTATGAAAGTATTAATATTTGATATTGTTGCTAGAAAAGCGGCGGGATGGACGTACAATTATGAGACTAATAAAATAAGAGTAAAGTTTCGTAAGTGGTTTGCCGATAAAAGAGCTAGGGAAGAGAAAGCGGCCACAGAACGTAAAGCACATAACCTCAAAGTCCTAAGACAATACGGACTTTTACCATGGAGATAAACAATGTTTGATTTTGACAAAGAAGAGACAACCACATTAGCGGAGAGACTGAGTTTGTTAGTAGCTGGCCCCTCTGGGGCTGGAAAGAGCCATCTGCTCGGGACTCATCCAGGAAAAACCCTTTATTTAACTTGTGGTGCCGAGATTCACGGGATTGATTCAGCTAAGAAGTCCTCCAAAAATATCCGCGCTATTCGTATTGACGCAAATGCTGAGGGGCCACTTTCCCCTGACCAGGCCCTTGCGCGCCTAGAACAAGCACTTAACCCTGCCGCTGTTAAACAAGCAGGCTTTCAATTCCTTGTAATTGACGGCCTTACTGAATTGGAGAAACTAGTACGTGAAACAACCAAGTGGAAAAAATATTGCGAAACTAAGAACGGGGGTCATGATAACTTTAAAGAGACGGCGGCGACGATCACGCTTATCAATGATATTCTTAGTAAGCTTCGCAATCTTCAGTTTGATCTCGGCATTGATATTGCCGTTACTTGTATCCTTGATGTGACTGAGAAAAATGCTCGCACTGGAGAAATAGAAGCTGCCAAACCTCGCCTGATGCAGTACGGCGTGGCCGAAACGTTAGTTCAGCAATTTGGGGACATTATTGTTATTGGTCAAATGACAAAACCAGACGGCACTACTGGTAGAGCTCTTCAAATGAATACTGAATTAGCCCGGTCTTCTGTTGACGGAAAGACACAAGAAGTTAAAAAGATATTTGGTATTACTCCTAGATTACAGGGCGTTGTTAACGTCCCGGCATTCATTAAAGCAGACTTGGGAGAACTACTAAAACTTAAGGGGCGCTAATATGATTATAGCGATAGATTTAGAGACGATAAACGGAGACGGCAAGTCCGATTTTCGTTGGTGGAAGCCAGGGTTTAAGATCCAATCTATCGCCCTTTCATGGCGGGACCAGGGAGAAATCGTCTCCTGGTTCTCCTGCGAGTCCGCGGAGATCGATGCGGTAATTAAGCGATTGCACGAAAAACAACATCCCCTTATCGTACAAAATCTGTCTTTTGAAATGGGGGTTCTTAACACTCTTTACCCGCAATACCCATTAAATTGGCATGCAGATACCATGAGACTGGCCCAGCTATGGGATAACGGCGGAGATTGGCGGGATCAAAAGTTTAATGGGGACGAACTAGACGAAGAGAACTCCCCAGAACTAGGGATTTCCCTTGAGGCTATCGCGTCTAGGATACTGCAGAAAGACTTTCACAAACATAAAGAACAGAGGGACTCATATCTTAGATCAGTTGGAGTACGTAGTAACTTCGGGGGGCATATCCACCTACTCCCCCCGGATATACTTCGCGAGTATAATATCGCCGATACTGTTGTAACTTTAGAAATTTTCGATGCTTTAACCCCTAAATTATCCGCAATATGGGAGAAAGACTGGGAATTATATAAGACTAGAGTTTTTCACATGAATTCTGCGTATAGACGAGGAATTGTGGTTGATTCTAATAAGTTATGGGGCGTTATACAGATAATAGATGCAGAAATCGATAATATTGATGCGGATTTTAGAGAAAAATACTACATTCCCTTAGAAAAATGGGCAAAAACATTCAATAAAGACCCAAAATCCTTTAATATCTCCTCCACCAAGCAATTATCACAATTATTCATACAGGTTATGGGACTAACAGCTCAACATACAACTAAAAAAGGGGAGGAACTGATCAAAAAGAAGGAAATTACCTTTGGAGAGGCGTGCATAAAATACCCAAGTTTAGCCACTAAACACCTTGAAGACTACGGAGAGGCCGGGAAACATCTAAAACTACGTAAAAAGCGGCTCCTAGTATTAAGTCAAGCCCTCAGCGCATACGAAATGGCAAAACAGGGTAACGGACGAGCTCATCCAGAGATTAAGGCATCGGGGACTCGTACAAATAGGGTATCTGGAGGCACATATGAGTGATAGGATTGATAAATTCTACGAAAAAGTGGCCAAGGGGAAGTCCCTAAATATTAATTTACCCGCACTAGCCCGACGTGACGTGCAATTTATGCAATGTTTTTTGGCTGATCCAGGTTGTACATTCGTGTCTCAGGATGTGGTTTCTCTTGAGCCGTCGGTCACCGCGCATTTTACACAAGATCCTAATTATCGTTGGGCTACTGTTGACGGTATTGGCAAGACCCCATATATACGAAATTCCGTATTAATGATTGACGATATCTATTTAATGACGGCTAGTGTGCTCCCTCCGACGCGCCTAGCCATACAGGAGGCATGGGATAATGGGGTATTTACCACTTGGAATCAGGATTCTGAGGCGGTTAAGAAGGCGCTTAAGAAGCCGAGGGCGTTCGCAAAGACGGCGGCACTGGGTCTGGGCTACGGAATGGGAGCAAAAAAGCTCCAAACTTCGTGCGCAGAGGCCGGTTTCCCTATTGATTACAAAGAAGCTAAGCAAGTAAAAGAGATGTACTGGCAGCTTTTTAGCGGCCTAAGCAGGTTTAAAGAGACGTTAGAACATCGAATTAACGTCGATGGTGCGATTGTTAACCCCTTCTGGTACCGGATAACCCCTGAGCCCCACAAAGCATTTAATGCATATATTCAATCTACTGCGTCCGGGGTATTGGATCTGTATTTAGCCATATTAATGAGCAATTACCCAATGATGCACCTAGTAGCTATTATTCATGACGAATTAATATATCAGTGCCCAGATGATTTAATTAAAGATCTGCCAAAAATAACCGATAAATGTTCTAGTGAGTTGAACGACACCTTGAAATGGTCAGTCCCAATTCGCTTTGGTACAGTAACCTGTAAAACCTTTGAGGATTTCAAATGAAACCATCTAGTGAAATTGTCAACCATGTTCGAAAGCTAGCAAAAAGAGGAACAAACGCTAAACTTTTAGAAGCACTTGACCGAATATATATAGCAGGAATGGAAGAGGGAATGCGGAAACTTAGTAAACAACTTAAGGAGCGTATAAATGCTATCCAAAGCCCTGATAATAGCGCTAGTGTTGACGGAGAGCAACAACAACCCAATAGCAGTAAGCCCACAGAAGGCAGTGGGACTAACTCAGATAACTGAGATAGGAATCCAAGAAGTTCAACAACAATATGGTTTTACTGAGGATGTAAACATATTTAGCCCGGAGGTAAACGTAAAATATGGGATACTCTTATTGCACTACTATTATTCAATTACCCGTAGTATCACTGAGGCCCTTATTTTATATAATTCGGGCTATGCTGGGCTACGCCGGTATCGCATGGGGGGCCTTAATGCCCTCCCCCAAGAGACCCAAAAATACGTTCCTAAAGTTTTGTCTATTGCTCGTAGTCATGTCACAATGTACGACGCAATCCTCCCAGAAAAACCTGGAGATCTTGACACCCTCGTATCCAATGCCTTTGACGACTTGTATGGATTTGGCATGGGATCTACGCCAGTACTATGGAGACCGGTCGTGCAAGATACTTTATCAAATAACTAACAAAACACGTAAGACACTGATAGTTAGATGTGATCAAGATGCCGTAGGATTTTGGGTTAGAGACACATCTCCAGTAAATATTGATCCTTGGTTTTGTAAACATGTTGAGCGCAGGTGTGTTTGGGATAACAAAACATATTATATATATTATTATACTAAAGAAGAGTTGTGTAGCCGATGAATTTAAGTTATCCTAAAGACTGTATACCACATGATCTGCGGTGCTCACATCAGGACGCTGTAATGGTACTTCGACCCTGGCTTTGCGAGGACTGTACAGCGGATGACGCATACAGAACGTATCATATCCTGAATACGGCGTATAGACAAGGTGCTCCGTTGGTAAGTGACATCAGGTTTGATAGGTTTGAGATTAGGTGCCGCGAACGATGGCCAGATGATACCAGATTTAAACAAGTAGGAGATACGAAATGATCAGTATGGATAAGAAGTATAAGACGCGCAAGGGTCTCGAAGTTAGATTGCTTTGTGTAGACGGCCCCAACTCTGCATGTCCGGTAATAGGTATTGTCAATAATATGATATTAAAATGGGGGAGTAGTGGGCAATTTATCGACCACGAAACACAGGATGACTTTGACCTCCTCGAAGTACTGCCCGGTGCGGTTGAAATATCACAGCCGAAGGAGACGAAATGAAACACTATGTATTAGCCACACTCTCATTAGTATGGGTATTTTTCTTGGTTGTAGGCGCTGTCTGTTTACTGGATCTTAGTGACAAGTACTTATGGTTTAATGTGTTCCCATGGGGTTTACTATTACTCGGCCTGATTCTTGTTTTAATATACAACTTAATATTTAATCGGGAGTCCTTTAAATGACACGTAGCAAAGCAGACCAGTACATAGAAGACTATAGGAAGTTTGAGGAATATAAGGAACCACATAGTCCAAGTTTCGATATAGATGGAGTACCTACAGTTGTTGTTAGTGCAAAGTGTGGTGACCTTCTTTTTAATTCTAGTCGTGTAAACAAGGAACACGCGCTCGCTTTCGCTCAATGGATAATTGATACCTATTCCGTCCCTGTGGAACCTGAGCCAGATTGGCACATCCCAGTAGTAGGCAGAAAGTACAAGACTGAAGGTGGGGAAATGGCCATTGTAATAAGAATATTCACAGATGTGGTGTTAGTTAAGATTGGTGATGATAAAAACTATATATCTTATGATAACTTCCCTTCGTATTATTTTAAAGGCGACAGTTCTTTTAATGTTGTCGGTTTTTGGGAGGACGATAAGTGAAAGCATTTATTATAGGTCTATTAATTGCTCCATTGGTAATTATATATGCCACGGGTAGATTGATACGGACCACTATAGAAGGTATACGTTCCTTAGGCGAAGAATTTTTAGAAGGTATAAAGGAGAACAAGAAATGACCATCGACGAGATGATTGAATATATTGAAGAGTATACAAGTAATAGCGAAGTGTCTGAAAAAATCATAACCACGCTTAGAGCTGGGCAGGCAATGCGTAATTGTTTTAATCCAATCGACGACGATGATGGTTCCTTTTGGGCCACAGACGTTAAACGCAGCGACCTGAGTGTTGCCGGATTAGCTTGGGACGAAGCTACGCAGGAGGAAGTATGAGCACAGATTTATTAATGGGATTTCTCGCAGGTTTGTCAGCCAGTACTATTATCGATAGGCTTATTAAGTTATATATGAAACCAAAACGTAGCTCTGATGACGATTTAAATAGTGGTAGTTTTGGGTAAAC